TGCTTTATCACCATACTTTCTCATTAAATCACCAAACCCACCCCATGCATTCTTAATATTCTTATGAATACTCTTTCCATAGTCTAAAGCTGCATTCCCAACAAACTTTGCCCCTTTTTTAATACCCTTCCCAGCCCAATCAATACCAGACTGAATATTCTTAAACCCACCAGAGAAGAAGTCACCTATTCCCTTCCCTGCTTTTCCTAAATTTACCTTGGGTAATAAATTTTTTAATTTCTTTGGATCTAAAGCCTTAGTTAAATTATCAATACCACCAGTAATATTCTTACCAATCTTAGAGTCTGTTATCTTGGAGATAATACCCTTTGACTTCTTAGCATCATTTAATTTATCTGCTCCTTTAAGAGCATCCTTGGTCGCATCTGCTGCTTTAATAGTCTTTTGTGCTGCCTTTCCAGCCTTCTTCCTCCACCAGTTAATAACTTTCTCAACCCAACCAGCTAGGTTAGTACACAGTGTGACGATACCCATCATCAAACCGAAAGGATTCAGTAGAGCTGCTAGCCCTATGAATCCCATCAGCATCTGACCAAATCCTTTTATCCTCTCCCAAAATGGTGCGTTAGGATCAAATACCTTACCCATACCGCCGAGAAGATTCTCAACAGATCCTGCAACCCACTTAGCTAAGAAACCAAAGACCTTTTGGACAGTTTGAATAGCCCACTGCATTGTCTTAGCATTCTTTGGATCCTTCATGAATTCAAAGACTGCCTTAGTTATTACTAGGCTAATCAAACTGCCTAAGAATTTACTAAGTGGTCCAAAGACTTGCTCTAACCAAGTACCAGCTTCCTGAGTTGTCTCGTTATCTTCTAGGTCAGCATTCTTACCTTCGTTAATGTTACCTCGACCTGGACCTTCAGGTAATATCTTACCCTCTTGTACATTCTCAGCAGCTTTATCCTTCTCTAACCGAGCTTGCTTCTTCTTTTTCTTCTCTTGATACTTTTGAAATGCTATCGTTGCACCAGCAATCGACCTCATTTCCTCAGCAATTTTACCAATACTATTACTAACTAGCCCTACCTGATTGATAGCTCTTGTGTGCTGTCCTAATGCTTTAACTACCGCAGGTTTACCAGCAGCACTATCAGGTTTCGTGGGTTTGTATGTAACTAACTTAGCCATTGGCTGCTTGTCTTTCTTTGTGTCGTTTCTCTTCTTCCTTAAGGAAGTTTATAAGCATATGAATATAGATTTCCTTTTCAAATGGTATAAGGTTATCTATGTATTCAATATTCCACTTATGATGATGCATCAATGCAAAGTTACCTTCATAATATGATCTAAGATCCCCATGAAGTAGGGCTACTCGAAAAAAGATGATAGTCCTTCCAGAGTTACCTCATTCTCAACACCAGTCTCAGGGTTTGTTACCTTTAATGTATGAGATAACTTAGGCATAGTCTCAAAGAAGTTTTGCACCTTTGCGAACTGTCCTGAGTTCATATCATCAAAGAATTCTAACAACTCTTTCTTACTGGATTCTTTTGCATCATATACTTGTTCAGTATCAGCAATGGTTTGCACACATGCTGCTGCCATTTCAAAGACTTGATCCATACCAGGATCATCACCGACAAGATTTAACTTGACAAACATATCAAAACTTGGGTATCCCATAGTGATAATGATATCTTCACTGAGTTTCAACTCTCTATTGTGAGCTGGGTCAGTCTTAATTTCAATATCATCTAGTGGAATAGATACAGGAACCTGTGTTGTATTATCATCGGGGCAAGTAATATTTACATTAACTGCCTCACCTACTGACCTCGTTCTAATTTTGAGGAAGAGGTATTCAATATCAAAGGTTGCAAGATCTTTCAATGACCTGAGACTTGTACATGATAGGAGGATCTTCTTGACTGCATCAATCATATCCTTCTGCTCACCACTTTCCATTGCTAGGTAGAGAAGTTTCTCTTCCTTGACCAAGAAAGGTCTATACTTCACACTCTTCCCATTGGAAGGTAGTTTGAGATTATACTCAGGGACGTTTAACTTAGGTAATGCCATAGATTTCACTTCAGTACAGTTATTTATTCAAAAACCCTAGGGGTCAAAAAATATGCTGAGATTTTTTCACGACTTCTGGGGAACCAAAGGTCGATTTTGGTTTTACTTAACAGCAGTTTGAGACTCACCAGAAGTATCAGCAGGTATAGGTTCTTTGTAGACTGCTTGAGATGGATCCAACCATTCAGAGGTAGGGTCTCCAGTAAATGCTGTTCTCCTTGTGCCTAATGGGAAGTCTTCAAACTTATCATCAGCATAGAATCTATATCTCTCGTAATAGAATCCAACTGAGAGGTTGAGAGTCGATGCTGTATCATTGGTTAAAGATAATGATCCTATGTTGAATGGGAATACATTTCTAAGGTCATAGATACCTACCAACTGATCCATCTTATACTGTGGTACATTCTCTAACTTGATACCTAATGACTTAATCTTATCAAGAAACTTCTGAGTGTATGGAATGTTATTTCCTCCACCTCTTTCCCACTTAAAAATCTTTAGACTAGGACAAACATAGTTGTCATAGTAATCTGTGTATTGGTTAGCATCACTAGACATAATCTGTATCCATCTCTCAAAGATGTTACGAGTAGCATGTGACCTAGGTAATAAAAAATCTATCTGAATCTGACTGAATGTAGATGAAGTAGCATAGTTATATGCAGAACCTATGTTAGTAATGGAAGAGGTAGTCACCTGTCTACTAGGAAGAGCAACAGTACTTGCATAGAAGTTTAACAGGTTAGCATTATCACCTGACTCTAAAGCAAAAGTCTTACCACTATAATATGCTACCTTTTTCTCAGCATTATTTGCACCAGCACCACCAAAGATAATGGGTGAAGAAAACTGGACTGTGTATCTGTTACTATATGAAGGGGCGTTTTTATTATTCTTAAACCACCCCATCATTTGGTTCAAAGATGCTTTAGGCGTTTGCCTAGCAACTGATTTAAAATTTTGGTTTTGTGTTGCCATTATACTTTAAGTTCTTTTTCAGTGATGATTTGAAACTGCCATCCATTTGCTTTACAAAATTTCTGAGCCGCTTTCCACTTTGCACGGTTGACACTGTATGTAACAACCTCTCTTATATATTTCTTATCGATTCTTTTCTGCGTCTTAGGTTCTTTTGTTTGATACAATGGTTTCACTTCAACCATATACTTTTTCCCTTTCACTTTAATATAAAAGTCTGGGAAATATCTATGGCGTTTGCCATCAACAGGACTGATATAAGGGACGACAATCTCTTCACTACCCCACTCGGTTACTGACGTTGATGTGTCTGCCCACACCATGAATTTGTATTCCCAAGAGGATCGATAAACAATATTAAGTGGGTTGCCTTTATACTTCCGAGGGAATCGGCATGTATACTTACCCTTGTACCTCATAAATAGACATAGCAAGTAGTGAAACTATTTAGGACGAATGACAGCAACTTTAAAATATCCCACAAGAGTACCTGTCGTAGGAAGAGATGAGCATGGTGTTGAAGGAAGCACTGGCTCTGTTGACTACTTACGCATCAGGAAATTTGAAATCGATTTTGATGCAGCACCAAGAGGATATGGAGGAGCAAACCTACCAGGTGGTAGACAAAATGTTAAGTTGGATAATACAACTGCTTACCTAGCAATGCCAGCAGGATTATCAGCAGCATACCAAGCAGACTATTCAACAGTTGATGTAGGTCAATCAGGTGTAATGGGATTGCAGATGGCTGGCACTGCAATGGGTGACAGTAAGAATAAAGCAGATGAAATCACAGGAGCAATTCAAACTGCTGCTTCTAGTATGTTTCCAGAGATAGCATTCAATAAAGGTGCTAGTCTGGGATCTAGTCTTGCTAATTTTGCAGGGATGGAGACACAGTTAGATGGTAAGTCTGCAATGGCATTAACGAAAGGAAAGATAATGAATCCTTTCACTGAGCAAGTCTTTAATGGTGTATCATTTAGAAACCATTCATTCTCTTGGAAGATGTTTGCTCGTAACAAGAAAGAAGGAGAAGAGATAATCAAAATCATTCAATACATAAAGACAGGTATGTTACCTGCTTATGGTAACGCAGAGATGGCAGACAAAGGTTCAAATGATAATAATAGTTGGACGTATAACAAAGAGACAGGTGTGATGACCGTCACTAAGAATGTTGAAGGTGATGGTAATGAGCAGACAACAGAACCGTCAACAACAAAAGTTAATTTGAAAGGAAGATTCCTTAAGACACCTAAGAGATTTAACTTAGAGTTTGTAAGACTTGATCCAGGCAATGGAAGTACAGGTCTTAGAAGGCTTCCACACTACAGATTCCAACCATGTATCTGTACAGGTTTCAACGTAAACTATACTCCTGATGGTCAGTATGTATCTTTTAAAGATGCCGTCTCTCAATTCACAAACGATAGTAAGACACCACTAAAAAATATTATGGTACCTGCGGTGCAAATAGAAGTATCATTTGCAGAAACTAAAATACTCACACAAGAAGACGCTGAAAGAGGTTACTAAATGTCAAAATTCTTTTCCAATTTACCCAATGTATATGTCGGTGTTGAAGGTGCCGATGAAATCATATCTTACAAGAAGGTAAAAAATATATTCAGACGAGTAGAAGTGCAAGAGAAACTTCAAAAGTATAGTAATCAATTT